AAAATGGATTGGGATATAAATTTACAGAAAACCAAAAGAATAATATATCAAATAATTTATCTAAACAAATATATGAAGTAACATCGCCAGATGGAAAAGTTTTTATTGTAATAAATTTGAGAAAGTTCTGTTCTCTTTATAATATTGATAGTAGTTGTATGTATAAAGTTTCTAAAGGTAAATATGATAATCATAAGGGTTGGAAGTGTCGCAAATTAACTAAATATGAATATGCATAAGAAACCACAATGACCATAAAATTCTTAGATGCTGTAAAGCATCATCAAGATCTTCAACATCAGATTGATGCCTGGCAATTTCTTCAGGCATCAATTCATAAAGAAATCCTTGATGAGTTTGCGAGAAGATATCGTAATGAAAAAGTAGAACCAACTCTAGAAGGACTTCCAATTCCTGGAGTAGAGTTAATTAAGGAATTTGAAGGATGTCATCTAAAAGCATATTATGATCCTTTGACTGGTGGACTTCCCATTACAATTGGTTGGGGAAGCACTCGCAGAAAAGACGGCACTCGTTTTATGATTGGAAATAAAATCACACAAGACGAAGCAGATGACCTTCTTTATTATCAACTGAGAAAAGAGTTTCTCCCACCACTTAAGCAGATTCCTTATTGGAATGAAATGAATGAAAACCAGCAAGGTGCTATCCTATCTTTTGCTTATAATCTAGGGGCACGATTTTATGGATCGAATGGATTCAATACTATTACTAAAGTATTGAAAAATAAAGAATGGGATAAAGTTCCTGATGCTATCTATCTCTATCACAATCCAGGTACAAATGTTGCTGAAGGATTAAAGAGACGAAGAATTGCTGAAGGTAAACTTTGGTCTTCTTAATCTTCTATTTTTGTTCTTAATGCAATCACAGTAGTTAGTAAAACAATCAACGTATCATACCCCCTCCTTTCAGATTCTTTGCAATCTAAAGGAGGGGGGTTTTTTAATTCTCCTTTTACATTTGCTTTATTCATAGAACCTGGAAGCATGAAATTACATGCAACAAAGTTCAAACCAACAAATCCAATTGTAGAAACACATACAGTAGTGATCAGTTTATTCAGTAATGAACCACACTTTTTTCCTACCAAGTTTGGCAGGTCGTCTGATGAACCTGATGACTTCTGCTGGTTGTCGTTTTGGTTGTGGTCTTTTTCCTTCATTGAATATTCCTTCGTTGGTGATTAATCTTATAATCAACAATCCAATGAGAAATATTTTTTTCATTTACATGTAAGGTTTTGCTATACCTTCATTTAACATTTTTTCATTCAATGTAACTGAATCTCCTATAAGATAAAGAGTTCCAAGTATTCTGCCATATTTATCTTCTTTGGTTGTTTCTATAATCCATTGACCTTCTTTAGAAAGTTCTTTTTCCAACCAAAGTCTTGCTTCTATTCCTTTCTTTTTTTCTTCTAAGTTTAATGTTCTTGTTTCTGACGCATTTAGACCTTTGAGTCTAATCTTTTGGGATATGGTAAGATTAAATCCTAAATCTATGTCTGCATCAATTGTGTCGCCGTCAATGATTCTTGTGATTTTCTTGATTTTGTACTGATACATTTAACTCATCATTTGCCATCTTAAGTATGTAGTAAATTATCCATAGAGTTCCTACTAGTCCAATACCTAACATAATGATAACACCCCAAACAACTTCATTCATTTTTATCTACCTTCCATATTGTGTATCCAAGTCTTAAGTTCGTGGATATATTTTCTCAACATATCTGCTTTTTCTAAATGCCATTTATCCCCACTCTTGAAATACTCTTGAGTATGATTATCTATTGCTTTCAGAATATTATGAATAGGAGCGTTCCAAGGTGCTCTCTCATTAGTATTAAACTCACGAGGCATATATTTGGAGTTTTAAGTATTTATTCCAATCTTATTCTTTTTATAAGGGAAAGCATTTCTACTCCCCCTCCTGAAAAGTGTGAATAGTCAGGCAATATTATTTATCACCTCTTCTTGCCACCATTCTTTGCTTTTTTCGCAGTCGCATTACCTTGATTTTGCTTGGGTTGCTTTCCGCCAGCGGAACCCTTTTTTCCTTTGTTGGGTGACTTTGCCATTAGTTTATAGGCATAACATTTTATTTATATCAGACAGTTTAAAAATTGGACTACTTGACAAATCCTAAATATTAACTTATTATGTAAAAATCCCTGTTATGAGCAGGGTCTTTTTTATGAGATATTGACTGTGATTAGAGCCGTGGAAGGTGCCCTTTGAGAAAAGGGTGTACCCCCCTTCTATACGGATGTAGAGTTCAATTAAATTTAGTGCAAAATTTCTTTACAGTAGCCCTGCCTCTCCTGGCAACGGTTACAACCAGTACGGCATCACTGCCATTCGTCAACTACAAGATGCAAGGTCCGCCTCCTCCAGTTCCTGGACAAGCACCTTTCTCAGTTATTAAAGAGTTTGACCTTGTAGATGAAAAGAAGACAGCAATCCGCGAGGTTGCTCCCGCAAAGCCAAAAGAGAAAAGGCTAATTTGTAAAGGGTGTAATGAATACGAAAATAAAACCCTGAGTTTTCTTCAGGATCGTGGTATTAAAGACAAGTATGCCCTTGCCACCGTCATGGGTAATATTCGACAAGAATCCGCATTTGTTCCGAATATTTGTGAAGGTGGTACTAGAACCTCTTATAGAGGATGTAGAAGTGGTGGATATGGTCTAATTCAATTTACGAGTGCGTCTCGTTATAATGGATTAGGTGAATTTGCTTCTCGTTATGGTGGAAACCCTTCTACACTTGATACACAACTTCGTTATATCATTAGTGAACCTCAATGGAAGAATATTGAAAATAGATTAAAATCTCCAGGAAAGCCCGTTGAATATTATATGCGTTTAGCATATTCTTGGTTGGGTTGGGGACACCATGGAGCAAGAACACAATATGCTTATGACTATGCCAACCGACTGATTTTGACTGAAGTTTGATATATAAGGGGAGTAAGAGCACTCCCCTTTTTTATGTTTAATTTTAATTTTGGAAAGAGTCCAGATAATAAGAAACTGATTATAGTAGGAATCCTATTATCAACTCTTATCGCAGCACTCTCACAATGTAGTAAGATATCAGAAAATGCACTTTGGGATTTATTGGATGAAATTCAAAGAGAGTTTTTCCCACAAACTATCATTAATGAAGTTATACTTAAAGATTCTGACAAAATAAATCGTAGGGTTGGAAGAGATGTAACCAGAGCAATAGAGCAGGTTACTCCAGAATATGATAGAATCATTCGAGAAGCAGACAAGAAGTATCTTCCAAAATACATTGAAGAGAAAAATGATGAAAATTTATGTTATACTGATGAATGTAAGAAACTTACACCACCAATGAGACTCTGTGCTCCTTGGATAGAAACCTGTAATTAAAACTACTATATAAACATATCTTATTTTTTGGAGATCATTATGTCCGTATCAGAAGAACTGCTGAATGCTGTTGAAGCGTGGAAAGTAGAAGATGAAAAATTTACTGCTGGTAATAGTGCAGCAGGCACTCGTGCTCGTAAGGCACTTCAAGAGATTGCTAAACTGGTCAAGACTCGTAGAACCGAGATCACTGAAGAAAAAAACGCTCGCAAAGAGGTAAAGGGTTGACAGGGGTTGATGAATCCCTTATAATACTCTCATGGGCAGGCGAGGTTCCAACCCTCTCATAAGTCCCTCCCCTCCTATGCCTCTCAACGATGCACAAACCAGGAGGTCTCTTGTCTCAGTAGCTCAGTTGGATAGAGCATCTGCCTTCTAAGCAGTTGGTCGGGGGTTCAAGTCCCTCCTGAGACGCTTGGAGTTATAAACTCCATATATAAAAGTGATAGAGGGTAAGTCACTGTTATATCCTTATGAGATATATCACACTTACTCCATCATGGAAGTTAAGTCAAAGAATCGAGACAAGCAGACAATGCCTTTTGAACTGGTGTAAGTCCAGTAACTTCTTACATTCCCCTATAGCTCAATTGGCAGAGCACGGTGCTGTTAACACTGGGGTTGTTCGTTCGAGTCGGACTGGGGGAGTTAGAAGGTCTGGAAATGTCTGGATCTTCTATAAGAGTCGGGATCATCATATCCGACTTGCTAAAACCTAGAATATTTCTAGGTCAGGGGGATGGCCTCCCCTGTTTCGCCCTTGTAGCTCAGTGGTAGAGCAACGGTTTTGTAAACCGTTGGCCGTCCGTTCGAATCGGATCGGGGGCTTGACATAATACTCATTATGTCTTATACTTAAAAAGGTGATACTAACCAAACCCCTTCCGTGTGTGAGTATAGTTCATTTCTAGTATAAATAATATTACGGGAGATGAACTATGCTTAAACATAAACATCATATTATTCCAAAATATAAAGGTGGATCTGATCTACCAGAAAATTTAGTTGAAGTTAGTGTTACACAACACGCTATGTTTCATTATTGTAATTGGAAATTATGGGGAAATGATCAAGATAAAATTGCTTGGATGGCATTATCTGGTATGATATCTTGTGAAGAAGCAGTCCATCAATCTTTGAAGTTAGGTGCAAAAATAAGAAACCAACTTCCTTGTAAAGAAGAAACAAAAGAAAAAATTTCCACAAATAATAAAAAAATGTGGAAATCTCTAACAAATGAACAAAAACAAAGCAGATTAAGAGGTTTTTGGAAAGGAACTCCTTTAGAAATGAGGGAAGAAATTTCTAAAAAAATACAAAAAGCAAAAGGTTCTATTGTAATATGTAAAGATTATAATACTAACGAAGAAAAAGAATTTCCTAGTTTGCAGTCTGCGAGAAAGTATTATAAAATAGGGATGAGCACCATAAGAGAATTAGTTTCGAATCCCCAAAAAATACATAAAGGAATTTCTGCTTATTATAAAAAATAATGCGTGATTGATGTAGTGGTAACATGCCTCCCTTCCAAGGAGATCTCCTCGGTTCGAATCCGTGATCACGCTTCTTAACCAAATCTTAGTTGACAAAAGACCCAAAGTACTCTAAGATACTATCCAGTCTTAAGGTTTCCTTAAGATCTTCTAAATAGTGAGACTTGATTGATGCCTCAACTACTCGCATCAATCTTGTGAATCAATCACTGAGGTTCATAGACCTTAGTGTATACTGTCGTTTAGTACTAAAAACTTTTTATGAAACTCAAACAACTGATGCTCGCACCTGTTGCTCTGGGAATGGTTGCTCCTGTTGCTGCGAATGCCGCAGATCTTAATATGGCAGCAGTCAACCAATACTCCTCAGAACAGGTCACGAGTGTTACTCAATTCTCTGATGTTCAACCCAATGATTGGGCATATCAGGCACTCAACAACCTTGTAGAGCGTTATGGTTGTGTTGCTGGTTATCCTAACGGCACTTTTGGTGGTGGTCGTTCAATGACCCGATATGAGGCAGCGGCACTACTGAATGCTTGTCTAGATCGCGTAACCGAAGTAACTGATGAACTCAAGCGTCTCCAAGCAGAATTTGCTCAAGAACTAGCAGTTATTCGTGGTCGTGTAGATAAACTAGAATCCCAAGTTGCTACTCTTGAAGCACAGCAGTTCTCTACTACCACCAAACTACGTGGTGAAGCAACCTTTGTTCTTGGTGGCGTAGATGACTATCGCACTAAAGCAGGTAAACTTACTACTGCTACAACTGGTGATGATGTCACCAAAACTGCCTTTAACTATGATGTTCGTCTGAACTTTGATACTTCGTTTACTGGTAGCGATCTTCTTCGCACCCGTCTACGTTCTTCAAACTTCAGTGCTGATCCTTTCGGTTCTTCTTCTTCACTCTTCAAACTGGACAAAGCAGACAACTTCTCCAGTGCTAATGGTGATAATGTAGTCCTTGATCGTCTGTACTATCAGTTCCCTGCTTTCAACAACAAAGCAACTCTAACTGCTGGTGCTAAGGTTCGTAACACCGAAATGGCATGGATTCCTTCGGCATATAAGTCTGAGATTCTTGACTTCTTTGCTGTTGCTGGTGCTCCTGGTGTTTATAACAAAGCAACTGGTGCTGGTTTCGGTGCTCTCTGGAGTCAAGGTAAGACTGGTCTTGTTGCTGGTGTAAACTATGTGGCACAGAACGGTTCTGATTCTTCCAAGGGTGAGTTTGATGAAGCTGGTGCTCTGAATACTCTTGCGCAAGTTGGTTATCGTGGTACTAATTGGGGTGCTGCTTTTGGTTATCGTTATGGTACTGAAGGCACTCGTGTTCGCACCTATAATGGTCTGAATGGTGCTTCTGGTACTCTGCTTCCAAATCAAACCTCCAATGGTTATGCCTTTAATGCTTATTGGCAACCTATGCAATCTGGTTGGGTTCCCTCAATCTCTGCTGCCTATGGTTGGAATACTGTAAGTGGTGTTCCTTCTGATAAAACCACAACTGATAATAGTCAGTCTTGGATGGCAGGTCTTCAGTGGTCTGATGTATTCCTGAAAGGCAACAGTGCTGGTGTTGCCGTCGGTCAAGCACCTACAGGTCAAAACCTGAATGGTAAGGATCTGGATCCTGCAACAATGCTTGAAATCTTCTACAAGTATCAAGTATCCGATCATATCAGCATCACTCCTGCTATCTTCTATGCTAGCAACAACCAACGTCTGGTTGATAACTCCTCTAATTGGGGAGGAGTTGTATCCACAAAGTTCACTTTCTAAGTGATAAATAAAAATACCTGGTTTGTGTGAGAACTTTTCAGGTGGGGAGGTCTTAAGACCTCCTTTTTTATGTTATAATATAAATATTAGTATCTCACACAAACTAAGGTTCGTATGTCTAAAAGAAGTATGATTTGTGGCGTCGGTATAAATGACGCTGATTATCCAGTAAAACCAAGAATAAATGGGACAGAAGAAAGAATTGAATGTCCTTTTTATAATAGGTGGAGATATATGCTAACTAGGTGTTATTCATACTGGGGGTTGACAAAACCCCCTTTTTGTTGTACCATTTCTGATGGGTTGGTAAAAAATATGTCCCTTCTCTCACAACAGGATCGTCAAATGGCGATTGAAGCACTAGAATATTATGTGCAAAAATTAAAGGATGATAACTGCAATCAGGTAGCAATTACTTCTTTCCAAACTCTTTTGAATTGGATTGAATTAGAACATTATAAACATGAAAATTAATCTTTGGTATTGTGCCGAAATGAAACTGTGGCGATGGACTCTAACTGATGATCATCGTCCAATCATAAAACAAGAATCGGGACAAAGAGAAAATCTAAGAGATGCTATGAATGATATAGCAAATACTGTGGAATATCTTATGAAGAAAGATTTTTAAAATACTTCATTTACACAGAGAATAATTGGAGTTCTAATTTCTTTTTGTTGATTATAAATATTTCAAAAGTATTTGGTTAGATGGAAGGTTTATACAAGTTACTGAGTGATATTCATTCAAATCTTTTTGTTTTATTTCATAAGACTTGGGTTTTTCATTGGAATGTTATAGGTTCTGATTTTCAGCAACTTCATACATTATTTGGCGAACAATATGAGGCAATGTTTGGTGAGATTGACCGTCTTGCCGAACACATGAGATTTTTAAATATTCGTCCAGTTGGAACTCTTACTCGCATTGTAGAAGTTTCTACAGTTGGTCAAGGTTCAGATATTGTTCAAATTGATGAACTTGGACAAAGGCAAATTGTTCCAGGTAAACCAGTCGTCAAAGCAGAAGAAATGGTTAAAAGACTTCTTGCGGATAATTTAATCTTTTTGGAACTTTTAACAGAAGCGTCTGAAGCAGCAGGAGAGCAAAGATCATATGCAACAGAAAATCTTCTCCAAGATTTAATGGAATCACATGGTAAGTTTGTATGGATGTTGAGATCAATAACTGAAAAATCTCAAAAAATGTCTATAGAGGATGTTGCAACTGAAGTACCTCCACAAGAACAACCTGTACAACCTCAAATTCAATAATACTGATATTTAATTGATTGATTAGAAATGGAAAATTTAAGAATCAGATGTCGTTCCTGTGGTAAGGAGATTGAAGGGCATCAAATTAAAACTGTAACTTGTGGTTGCCCTAATATGGCAACCATTCGTGGAGATAAGATTTCAGCAGTTGACTTATCGCAAATTGTTATGTTGAACTCTTATCATACAAAAACAAAGTCTGGCGTTCTTACTAATGAAGATATTGCCTGGCAGGAAGAGCGTAGAAAAAGAAAAGTTAGACGATTAGATTTTGAAGTCCGTTGAGGACTTATTGGTTATTATATTTTTAATAATAGTTAAAACTTTTTTGAAGTTTTCTATTTTGTTATACTTCATCCAAGAAGTATCAATAATACAAAGTTCTATATTTTTTTCCAGACACGCTTGAAATTTTCTTTCATCGTTATTTTGTATTTGCTTTAATTTTTCTTCACCATAAATTAGTTCGTAATGAAAAATACCATTCAATTCAAATGCTAAATTAATTTCTGGAATGTAAATATCTAACTCTGAATTAATAGTATCTTTTCTATTGAAGTGAAAGTCAAAATTATATTCTTGACTTAACTGTTCTTGTAAAAATACTTCGAGTTTTGATACTCTAGTTCCATTTGTTTTGTGGGTATTATTATAAGTCGCAGCACAACTTCTAGAACAAAAATGGTTTTTTGTTTTCTTTTGTTCTGCCGGAACTTTATGAAAACTTTTATTGCAATTCTTACATTTTACAAAGTTTTTTTCTTTTTCTTTAATTTGATATTTCTTATGACATTTTTTAGAGCAAAAATGATTGCCTTTTCCCCTTTTAACTTCATATGGTAATTTTTGAAAAAGTGTGCTACAATTTAGACAAGTTACATCAACCATAACTTTATAAATAACGGAAAGACCTATAAATATTTATATTTTTCAGATCTTTATCACTCCGTAAATATCATAGTAGAGGTCCGGTTGGCCGAGGACGCCGCCTTGAAAGCGGTCGGGGTTAATAGCCTTCGCAGGTTCGATTCCTGTCTCTACTGTTATAACTGTAAATATTAGAAATATTACAAAATTTAAGATTGTCTTAATCTATATTTTTATATCAACACAAACTTGACAAGTTGAAACTACCAACTAGTATAACTAGTAGTATTCAACTTGAACCTTATGGATCAGCACACATACGACAATTGGGTGAAGATCAAGGCAGTCTTTGAAGAATCTGGTAACATAGATAATATGTTCTATAAAAGAGCAGTAGAAATTGTAAAGACTAGAAGAGATCCTCTGGCAAAATTTCTTGGAGATGAAAAGTGATGGAACCACAGGATGAATTAGTGAGTCGTTCAGAAGTTCAGGAGATGATCGATGCTGCCATACGACGCCACAATCGTAATGCTTCGATTATCAGTATGTGTGTTGGTTGGGTTGTTCTTGCACTTTTTGCTGAGGGTCTGCTTAGACTCATTGGAGTAATACCTCCATTGTTGCCATCTCTTAGTATCACGCTAAAATAAAAAATGACAACAGAAGATTGGTTTATATTTATTGAGTTTTTCTCACATATGCTTTATATGTTTGTGGCATTTATGTGTGGTCTCATCATTGGTTACCTTGTAGGATTTAAAAACGGAGGAATGTAATGGGTAATTTGGTTATTAATACTATTGTTATTTTTGGTCTCATAATATTTTTTATAAATTGGGGACTTCACAATGCCTATCCGCAATAAAAGAAAATATGAATTTGCTATGTCTTCATTTGTAAGAATGCTTGGACATAATGTAAATCACAATCACGATATCAATCGGTTTTGTATAGAATGGTCTGAGTGGGGTGTAGACGCCCCTCTATCAGGACTGAATGAAGTAGACCAATACTTCTACTATGAATATAAGAGTTGGAGAGGGGGATGATTTTTCACATCGTAGAAACACTTGCATCAAGTCCAGTCTGGTTAGGACTTTGTGGAGCAGGATTGACAATCGCTCCGATTATGGGTATAATGCTTATACATCGAACTAAATAACGATGTAACGGGGTATAGTAGAAAAGTATAACTCTGCGTTTGGGACGCAGCGAAGAGGGGGCAGTACCTTCTACCCCGATTGCCAGTTTCCCAACTGGCACACTTGACCAAACACAGTCCAACACTTATAATACTTAAGTATTCATCACACAACAATGTCTCTGATCGAAAAATTCAAGAAAGATGTTAGCACTTTGCGTTCTGCTGCTAATGGGGATATCTACCTTGATGTAAAGAGTCCGAAACTTTATAAGAAAGTTCGCCGCTATTATGAAAATAATGGTGTCGTGTTTTCTGGAGATCCCCTTGACGATTATGAAATGCTGATGGATTATCTCTATCAGGATCTTGAAACGATTGAGGTTGCCTAATGAAAGTCGTCAAAAAACCTACCATTCTTCTTGAACGGTTTCCCTATCGTTATGTCCAGGTCGGTACATTAGAAATCAACGGGAAACCTGATTATCGTATTCAGAAAGTAGATTCCTACACTGGGCGATATAGGGATATGTATCTTTTAGATAATGAGATGCAATTGATGACGGCAATGGAAGATTTTTCTTACACTTGTTGGTTAGATTCAGATATGGTTCCTGCATATGTGAAAGATGACGAAGACACGGATAGTCTTTAAAAGAACTGGTCGGAAGCAAACCCCCCTATGTCAAAGTCTAATATATTCAGATATATTGGTAATATTCTTCTCTTATCAGGATACTTTTTCCTATTATGGGGAGATATGAAAATCGGACTATTTGTAAAATGTATTGGAAACGTATTTGTCGTTCCCTTTGCTATCAAATATAAGTTTTGGGACATTCTTTTCTTATGTGGTTTTTATGCTGCCATTGAAATTCCAAAACTAGTCCAACTTTTCCTAGTTAAGTCAAACTAGGTGGTGGAGCCAATCCCCAATATGCCCGTGATGGAGACACGTTAACAATCCTGGTGCGGATGGGATAACTCCCGCCCAGTTTCTTGCTTCTGGTCAAAGAGCAAGTGGCGAGCCTGCATAAACTGAGTAGAGGGGAGTTGCATAAACTCTCCTTTTTTGGTATAATTGTATGATAACAATCTATTGTTTATGAAATTACATTTAACTTACTTTGGAGATAATAACTTTTCTTTAGGTAAGAATAGAATCAGAAAGCAAGCAGAAAACTTTGGAGTCTTTGAAACGATTCAAGAGTTTGGAGAATCTGACTTGGAGGATAATCTATTTTGGGAGCAATATGCAAAACCAATGATGAATCCTCGCATAGGAATGCCTAGAAGGTATTATGGATATTATGTCTGTAAACCTTACTTTATTCTCAAAGCACTAGAAAATATTCCTGAAGATGATGTACTTCTTTATGTTGATTCTGGATGTGAGTTGAATAAAAACGGTCTAGAAAAACTGAAACAATATTATGAAGAGTGTCTTGAAACTGAGGGAGTCTTCTTTACTTTAGATCTTCCAGAAATTCAGTGGACAAAGATGGATACCTATCACCATATTGTTGGGGACAATGATGAATACCTTATGACCCGACAAGTTATTTCTGGTATCTTTTTCCTGAAGAATACACCTATGATGCGTGAGTTAGTTCAGAAATGGACTGATGTTTGTATTGAAGGTGGTGGAAAGTATCTTGATGATAGTGCTTCAATTCTTCCAAATGATGAAATTTTCAGGGAGAATAGACACGACCAATCTATTTGGTCTTTGCTTTTAAAGAAAAAGGCAGAAACTCATGACTTTACATTTCATGAGGATGATACTTATGAAACGATTTGGAATGCTGCTGGAATGTCGGGGGTTCCTGTAGGGCAGCAACAAGCACAAATTTGGAATACCTACGGTAGAGAGTATCCAATCTGGGCAACTAGAAATGGTCAAGTAGATTTTACAAATTGTCAAGTATGAAAAAAGCATTAATAACCGGAGCGACAGGTCAAGATGGTTCTTATCTAGCAGAATTACTACTTGAAAAAGGTTATCAAGTTCATGGCATTATCAGACGATCATCCCTTATTAATACTAATCGTATTGATCATATCTATGATTCTATTACTCTCCATTACGGTGACCTTACTGATTCTACCAATCTTGTAAGAATTATTCAAAAAGTAAAGCCTGATGAAATTTATAATCTTGGTGCTCAAAGTCATGTCAAAGTATCCTTTGAGATGCCTGAATACACTGCTGATGTGGATGCTGTGGGAACTCTTCGTATTCTTGAAGCAGTGCGTCTTTTGGGGATGGAAGATAATGTCCGCATTTATCAAGCATCTACAAGCGAACTTTATGGTCTTGTACAAGAAATTCCTCAAAGGGAAACTACTCCTTTTTATCCCCGTTCTCCTTATGGGGTAGCAAAACTATATGGTTACTGGATTGCAAAAAACTATCGTGAATCTTATGGAATGTATGCTTGCACAGGTATTCTTTTCAATCATGAATCTCCTCGTCGTGGAGAGACATTTGTTACTCGTAAAATTACCCGTGCTCTCTCAAAAATCTCTACAGGACAACAACAGATTCTTGAGTTGGGAAATCTGAATGCAAAGCGTGACTGGGGACATGCTAAAGACTTTGTGGAAGCAATGTGGATGATGCTTCAGCAGGATGAACCTGATGATTTTGTGATTGCGACTGGAGAGCAATATTCTGTGCGTGAGTTTGTAGAAGAGGCAGCACCTTATTTTGGTATGAATATTGTCTGGCAGGGTGAAGGTCTAGATGAAATTGGTATTGACAAAAATACAGGAAAAATGGTTGTGCGAGTTAACCCTAAATATTTCCGACCTGCTGAAGTAGAGACTTTATTAGGTGATGCCACGAAGGCAAAAGAAAAACTTGGTTGGACGCCAAAGACTTCTTTCAAACAATTAGTTGAGGATATGTGCATTTATGGACAGTGATTCTAGGGTATTAGTTGCTGGTGCCAATGGAATGGTTGGTTCAGCAATTGTGAGAAATCTTGAGAGTAAAGGTTATACCAACATCATTAAAGGCACTCGTAATGATGTAGATTTTACAAATCAAGATGAGACAGAAAGATACTTTTTTTCAGAAGAACCTGAGTATGTTTTTGTCGCTGCTGCTAAGGTTGGCGGTATTATGGCAAACAACAACCATAAGGCAGAGTTTCTGACTGAGAATCTGCAAATTCAGACTAATCTTATTCAACAGTCTTATAACTTTGGTGTAAAGAAATTACTCTTCCTTGGGTCTTCCTGCATTTATCCTAAGTTTGCCACTCAACCAATTACTGAAGATCAGTTAATGACTGGTCCTCTTGAGCCAACTAACGATGCCTATGCTATTGCTAAGATTGCTGGCATTATGATGTGTCAGGCATATCGTCAGCAGTATGGTTTCAATGCCATTTCTTTGATGCCTACGAATCTTTATGGTCCTAATGATAATTTTGACCTGGAGACTTCACATGTTCTTCCTGCAATGATTGCTAAATTTCATAACGCTAAAGAATCCGTAACTCTTTGGGGTAATGGTTCAGCAATGCGTGAGTTTTTGCATGTTGATGATCTTGCTGAAGCATGTTATGTCTGTATGCAGAAGTATGATGAAGCAGGACATATTAATGTTGGTACAGGTGAGGATGTTGGAATTTGGGAACTTGCAAATATTATTGCTGATGTTGTTGGTTATGATCGTGACATAAACTGGGATTTCACTAAACCAAATGGAACTCCTCGCAAGGTTATGAATGTAGATCGAATCAAAGCACTTGGATGGAAACCAAAGATTGGTCTCCGTGAAGGTATTGAAGATACATATCAGTGGTATAAACAATGTCTGTAAAAGACTTTTATAAATCTCACATTGAGTCTATTCAAACTTCTTACGATTATCTTGAAGATGAAAAGGTTGAGAAGTTGATAGACCTTATGTTAAATTGTAAAGGAAAAATACTCTTTACGGGAATTGGTAAGAATGGACATGTTGCTGCTAAAGCAACTTCTACAATTTCTTCAATTGGACTTCCTTGTTTTTTCATTGATGCTGTTGATAGTGTGCATGGAGACATGGGAGTTGTTGATGAAAACGATATATTGATTGCTGTATCCAAAAGTGGAAATACTGATGAATTGATTAATTTTTTACATCATGTAAATCATAAGAATTGTAAGATTGTGTCTATTCACTCTAATGATGGAAATCAATCTCAAAAGTATTGTTATCTTGATATTAATTTACATGTTGATAGAGAAGCGGACCACTTAAATATTGTTCCAACTTCATCTATAGCAATTTTTACAATTTTTCTTCAATCAGTTGCTTGCGAAATATCAAGAAGAAAAAATCTGACACTTAAACAGTTTGTCCAAAATCATCCAGGTGGTAGTATCGGAAAGACAACAGTATGATTACTCATAATGATATTAAATATGTAATTATTCAGGCTGGTGGTAAGGGCACTCGTCTTGGAAAATATACTATGAATAGACCAAAATGTTTGGTTCCTGTTTATGGTAAACCGATGATTGAGCAAACCTTAGAAGTATATAAGGATAAAACTGTTATCATTATTGGGGACACTCACTTTCAAATGTTGTCCAATTATATTGGTGAGATTAGTCATAGTGATAATTATATTTTACTTCAAACTGATGAGGATGGCACCGCAGCTGGAATCACATCTGCTCTTGAAAATATTCCTGATGGAGAACCTTTCATCATAACTTGGTCTGATTTGTTTTTTGAGAAAGAGCAAGAATTTCAATTTGATAATGAATTGCTTGTAGGTCTTGCTGGTAATTTTGATTGTAGATGGTCTTTAGAGAATGGTGTATTTAAAAACACTCCTTCTCAAGAAAGAGGTGTCTCTGGATTTTTTGTCTTTAAAAATAAAAATAGGTTTGAAAATATTAAAACTGATAAGTCTTTAGTGAGAGGATTTTTGAGTGATAATTATATGCCCTATGAAATATCGTCATTTACAAATCATCACTGTTTTGAAGTAGGGACAATTGATAAGTATGAGGAGATTTTGAGTAAACAAGTTAATCATCGTTTCTTTAATGAAGTTATAATTGAAGATGGTAAGGTTTATAAAAAGTGTGTAGACTTGAAGTATGAAAAAGTTCATGAAGCAGAAAAAGAGTGGTATGAATATGTAAAAGATTCCTTCTTTAGGATACCAAAAATTTATTCGTCAAATCCATTGGTTATGTCTAAAGTTGATGGAAAACATGCTTGGGATGTTAAAACCAATAAAGATTGGGTAATAGAAAATTATTGCAATGCCCTTCAGGAATTACACTCCATCAAAGGAAGTTGCGAACCAATTAGTGACTATGATTGTGCGGACACTTATATGTTTAAACCCTATCAGCGGGTAATGCAAGTCAGACATATCATTGAAGATTTTTCTAAACCTGTTATTCAAATTAATGGAAAATCCTGCAGAAATCCATTCTGCGATATTAAAAGTTTTGAGAAGATTGTAGAAAATAATCTTCTTAAGAATATCAATTATACTGTTATTCATGGTGATTGTACTTTTAGTAACACTATAATTGATGATAAGAATCAAGTTTGGTTTATTGATCCTAGAGGAATATTTGGTGGGTCTAAAATATATGGAGACCCGCGATATGATTGGGCAAAACTTTATTACTCTGCAGTTGGAAATTATGATAAGATTAATTCTAAAAAATTTAGTGTAGATAGAAGTAGTGATGTTAAACTTGATATTGAGACTAACGGATATGGGCATCTAGGTGAATATATTATTCAGAGATCTAAAATGTCTAAACTTCAGATGCTATTAATACATACTAGCATTTGGTTTTCTTTATCTGGATATGTAAAGGAAGATATAGATGCAGTTTTATATTCATTTTATAAAGGATGTGAATTATGGACAGAAGTAATTACTCTGATTTGAGTAAAACTTGGATATTTGATTTAGACGGAACATTAGTCAAACATAATGGATATAAGAATGAAGGAGAGCAACTACTTCCTGGTGTGAAAGAGTTTTTCTCTAAGATATCAAAGGATGATAAAGTTGTTATTTTGACTGCCAGAGATAAGGAGTATCAGGAAATTACCGAAAAGTTTCTTACAGAAAATAATATCAGATTTGACCATATCATCTATGGATTGCCCATAGGTGAGAGAATATTATTCAATGATAAAAAACCAAGTGGTCTTAAAACTGCTTATGCCTATAACTTGGAAAGAGATGGTGGATTATGAATGCCTTTATAACTCTTAACGATCCAAGATTTAATTATCAATATAAAGGATTTTGCTCCATTGTATGTGCTATAATTGATATAGCAATGGAGCATTATTGTGTGTATGGAAATTTGAATTGTAGCGTCTACGAATCACAGACTCTTAAATTATTTGATAACACTTATGAAGTTAGTGATATAGAATATGATGCTGGATCTTGGTGGTTAGATAGATTTTTTAATAATCAATTACATCATTCAAAATATTCTGCACACACTATTGCAAATATTGATAATCTAAAGTTAAAGAATAAAATATTTGATAGTATTCTTAGTCTTAAAGAGGATAAGTTAAAAACTTTTCAACAAAAATTTACAGACCTAGGAATTACAAATAAAACTCTTGGAGTGCAAATCAGAGGCACTGATAAGAAGACAGAAATACCAGAACCAAATATTGAAAATATCATCAGTAAGATTGATTATTACTTTAATAATAGTGATGTAGAAAATATTTTTTTAGCGACTGACGATATAAAATATCTAAATCCAATCAAAGAAAGATATAAAGATAAACTTTTATACGATAATCAAATTACAATAAGTAATAATGATACTCCACTCCATACTTTTCCCGATAGAGACTTAATAAATGAAGAAGTATTATCGAGCGTTTTTATTCTTTCAAGGTGCAGTCACTTTTTGTATAGTTTTTCAAATGTTAGTCT